ATACCGAGTTCAATACTAAAAGAATCTTTAATTATTGGTAAGGCAAAAGAAGTATCAATTGCCGAGGTAGTTCTTGCAAAATCTAAATTGGAGGGGTAGTTTCTTTGTTAATCTTTAAAACAAAGTTGTGGCAGTTCGAACACATCTTGTGTCGACCCGAAAATAGGTGAGGTAATACTCACCTTTTTTATTTATTGATATATTTATTTATAAATAAAAAAATAATTATTACAAAATGAGAAATAAAATACGTTTAACAGAATCGGAATTGATTAATTTTATTAATAGATTAATTAACGAACAAGGTAACGAAATGATGTCAGCAGCTAAAGACATTGAGGATCAATATAATAAAGAATACGATTTTTTTAAAGAAATTAACAATACGTTAAATACTAATGGATGGTCAAAAAGACAAATGAATCAAAATGTTGCTGATGAATATAATTTTAAAATTGACCCTAGAGAAGTTCAAGATTTCCCAACACTTTATGCTTTTAGAGAACGTATGGTTGATGTTGGTTATGGTGATAAAAATCCTATGAAAGACGAAATATATGTTGGTTGGGATTATGATACAAGGAGATTAAAAGTAATCATTTTTAACCCAACATCTGGTGATAAAATGGGTGATGAAATTTATGGTCCTAAAAAAAATTCAGAATCCGATAAAAAGTTAGTTTTAGATTTTATTGAGACATTAAGAAAACGTGGCGTTCAACTAACAGCACAAAATGAATCATACAGAAGAAGTAGAAACACATTGACTGAATTTGACATGAGAAGATTAACCAGAAGAATTTTGAAATAAAAAAATGAAAATACAACTAACAGAATCAGAATTAATAACTTTAATAAGTAGAATAATAAGTGAAGGTAAGTTACCTGAAGGTTTTAAAGATTTCGAAACCATCGAATTTGAAAATTACATTGTTGAGGGACCTGGTACACCAATTAGTATTGCTCAAGTTCCAACATGGAAATCAAAAATAGACTCTTCTTTTACAACTTATATTAAAATAGATGAACCAAATAAAAGAGTTTATATTGCTCAATATAATCCGGATATTAACAAATTAAATCTAATAACTTTAGAATCGGGAGAAAAAGGTTATACAGTAACTGACGTAAACGACCCAAAGCTAAGAAAAGAATTTATGATAGGAAGATTAAAAAATATTAAAACTGACGGTACAAAAATTGGTGGTTTTGTTGGAGTAAATCCTATAGATTTATTAAATCAGATACAAACGGCAACAGCAAAAATTGGTGATGCATTACCATATGATTCTAAACGAGTAGAATATTTAGGTAACACAACAAATGAATCATACAGAAGAAGTAGAAACACATTGACTGAATCTGACATGAGAAGATTAACCAGAAGAATTTTGAAATAAAAAAATGAAAATACAACTAACAGAATCAGAATTAATTAAAATTATTAAGTCAGTAATTAAAGGGCCTAATAATACAATACATGAAGACATATATGGTTCTGTTGAAAATACAAACTTTGAAGAAACTGATTTTTTAAACGAAGCAGAATACCAAGGAAGAAAAGTCCAACTTGGTAAAATAATGCAAGGAGATATTAAGAAGTTCAAAGTCTATGTAAAAAATGACAAAGGAAAAGTTGTTAAAGTAAATTTTGGTTTTGGTGGTAAGTCAGCTAAAGGTAAACGAATGGTTATAAAGAAAAACAATCCTGAAAGAAGAAGATCGTTTAGAGCAAGACATAATTGTGATAATCCTGGACCAAGATGGAAACCAAGATATTGGGCATGTAGAACGTGGTAAGATATGAGTAAAATTATTATAACAGAAAAACAATTAGAAAACATGGTAAGGCACATCAAAGAAAATCATGATGATGGTTCTTACATGGCAAAACAACAACTTTTTACTATAGCTACATTAGCTTATAAAATGTGGGAAATGATGGAAGAAGGTGACCAATTAGAAGATTGGATGGAAACAAAAATTGCACAATCAGAACAATCAATCACATCCGTTGTTAAATCTTTTATGTACGATGAAGTTGAAGATAGAATGAAAAGTGGTGGTGGAATTGATTTGGACAATTTGGTAATTGGAAAATAAATAATTTTTATATAAGTGATCCCTCAGTTAATTGACTGGGGGATTTTTATTTTGTATAATTATTAAAAAAAAGAATGTACGTAATTATTAAACAAATCAAAATGCAGGAAAACAAAACAAGAGTTCCTGTAATTTTATTAGATGGACATGGTGAAATTTGGGAATTTGATACAGAAGAAGAAGCGGAAAAAATGAGGGAGGTTTTTGAATTGAATTCGGATTCAGGTCACAAATACGAAGTTAGAAAGATTTAACATTTGGTCCCGTAACTCAGCGGATTAGAGTAACTGCCTTCTCGATAGTACCTCATAGACGTTCTATGGAGAAGCAGTAGGTCGATGGTTCGAATCCATCCGGGATCACAAATAAAATAACATGGAACACATACACCAATTGATACATGAAGAATTTATAAACAGTGAAGAGTTTATAAAATATCTTAAAGAACTTGACGAGTATTCAAAAAAATATGTATCTTTGTAAAAATAAAACATATGAACAAAGAACTTGTCACCCTATTTTTCTCAATGGAACACGAAGCAGATGAACTAATTGATGTGTTCAATAAAAAACAATTATTAGATCTTTACATCGGTGGGTGTGAGTTGAGATTAAGAATGGAATGCCGTTTCAATGACTTTAATAAGTTTCATAAAGAAACAGGTATTACTTTAGGTAATCTATTAGTTAATAAGTATAATGTGGCAAGACAACTACACGTATTAAAAATTGCACTTAATAAACTTGGAGTAAAAGGATTAGAAGAAGACCAATACATAATGTTAAATAATTAATGAAATCATTTAAAGACATAAAATTTAAACCACACAGTTTTGGTGAAGGACTACACGGATTAATCTTTTTTGAAAATGGTTATGGTGTATCTGTTGTTAGATACAAGTCGTCGTATACACCTAATGGTGGGTTCTCATCTTACACATCAAACGATAGTGAATGGGAAGTTGCCGTTATTCACGGAGATAAAATGAATTGGGAAATTTCATATAATACACACATAACAGATGATGTTATTGGTCACCTTACAGAAGGTGAAGTTGATTGGGTTATGATCCAAGTTCAAGAATTGGATCCTGTGAATATTTATTAATAACCTCTCAGGGATTTTGTTAATTTTACCCTATTGTCTAATACTCGGCCGTAAAAGCAATAAAGAAAAATTAACTCGGTAGTTGAGAACAACAAAGAAATCCGTGTGGTGTAATTGGTTAGCATAAAAATTGGTGTGGGTTTGACTCCCATCACGGTTTCTTTTTCTTATATTTTTGCTCCACAGGCATCAAGAGTTGCTAAAACTACGGTCTGATTAAAATTTCTAGGAGTTGCCCCTTGGTACTCAAATTTTTTACCTAAACCGTTTGTTATTACAATATCACCAACACCAGTATGACAACCACCCCATTTATTATTAGGTTTATCATAGAAATCATCACTCAAACAAGTTGCTTGTAAATTCATTTTTGGTACTCCTGTAGATGTTACATTAAAGGCACTTTTACCTAATATTTCATTAGCAAGGTCAGAACCAAGAATAAATTTGTTATATCTAGCACATGCCCTGTCGTTACTTGAACTAGCAATTAAAATAGGTGTTGCTGATTTTATATCATTTTTAACTTGATTTAATCTCGCACAAGAATTTGGATTATTGTCATATTTATCACTACCATTATTAAGACTAGCATACTCTGCACCATCGTTTCTTTTTAAAGTTACACCATTTACTGAAATTTTAAAAACCGCACTATTACAAGTATGTCCTTTACCTACTTGTGTATAGTTAACTTGAATTTCCATGTTTGTTAAACATTTTTGAACATTTGCAACATCCATAAGTTTTAATTTAACAGACATATTTTGTTCAGTTTCATAAGCTTCTTTCTGTGTCCCGTAAGTACTGTCTCTTCCTTGTAAATAATTTTGTATTTGTTTACCTGAAGAGTCTTTAGGTGCAAAGGTTTTACCAGCACAAGCCCTACCTTCAGGATCGTCTGCCTTTAGTTGAGATTTAGGACAAAAAGGTTGGCCAACCCAACTAGTTCTACCTATTACGGGTTCTTTTATATCAAAAACAGGTATTGATATTAATTTATTCTCAAATGATTTTAATTGTTCTGTTATATATTTTTGAATTGTATCACTTCTTTTTTTAGCTAAATATTTAGGTGAGACCTCCTTTCCACCTAATTCTCTATCTGTGTTAGGTATTTGGGATTCACTTGAAGTTATTTGAACGGATACTAAATTAACTTTACCTGTTGATTTATTTAAAAAATTTTTTATTTTTTCCATTTCTTCGTCAAGTTCTTTCTTTAAAGTGGCATCCGCATTAGCAATTGAGTAATATCCACCTTTAAATTTTACTGATTTTGCGACATCTAAACTTGTAGTTGGGGCAACATTTGCTTCAGCTATTATACCATGCTGCCTCATTATTGAAATCCTTTCCGATTCATCGATTAAAATTTTTTTTAAATTCATATTTTTTTATTAATAAATATATTGAAAATTTTATTCTCAACCAAATATTTATTTAATATGTCATTAGATCCAAACAAACTATATAATATTGCACTATCATTAGCAGAAATAGCAAAAGACGAATACGGAGAAAGAGCGTTCATATCTTTTAGTAAAATTCTTAATATTTGTAAAACTAATCATTTTGCATTACTCTTATTATCAAAATTATCCACACCGGCAGAAAAGGTAAAACTTGTTTTCATGGCCTATCTTATTATTTCAGGTAGATATAAAAAAGAAACTATTATTGGTTTATCGACAAACCTTTATCTATACATAATTGATTTTTATGACGAATCAGAAGAAATAAAACAAGAGTGTAGTCATTGTGAAGGTACTGGTGATGAACATTGTGATAGATGTGATGGTACAGGAAATGAAGATTGTAGATATTGTGATGGTGATGGAAAAATTGAATGTAATGAATGTGATGGTGAAGGAACTGAAGAATGTAGATGGTGTGATGGAAAAGGAACAGAAACCGATACAGAAGAAGATGATGAAGGTGAAGAGGTAGAAGTTGAAGTACCTTGTACTTCTTGTGATGGTTCAGGAAAAGAAGATTGTATCAGTTGCGGTGGGACAGGTGATTATGAATGTTCAGAATGTGATGGACGCGGTCACAATAGTTGCGATAATTGTGCTGGATACGGAGAATACACTTGTGGATATTGTGATGGTTATGGTGAAGAAGATAGTGGCGAATACAAGTATTATATTACAAGAATGACATATATAACACTTGGAAATAAATTATCAGAATTTGAGGACCAACCAATGTTATTAAGTGATTTTGAAGAGATAGATGGAGACAACGACAAAGTACCATTTGGTTTTTCAGTAAACAAAAGATACTATAGTGATGATGATATAACAAAAGAAGATAGACAAATGGCCGTTGGATTAGATGATGACTTTGTTGAAATACTTGAGGCTTACAAGTTAGAAAATTATCCATACGAAATAAAGTTTTAAAATAAAGAAGTATTTATAAATAAAAATAATAATGAAAAAAATTATAAGACTTACAGAATCAGATTTAGCACGTATTGTAAAACGTGTTATTAAAGAAGAAAGTAAGTTAGATATAGAAAATGATTTTAATTCAGAAAACATAGAAAGCGACCCAAACTTTAAAAAATTGGTAATGATATTAAAAAAGAACCCTGAAATTGCAATGGATTTAAAAAATGATTTGGAAGAAGAAAAAAATGAATTATATGAAAATGAAGAAGATTCTGAAGAAGAATATTGGAATAAAAAATTAAAGTCATTTGGTCTTGGTTTTGCGTTCCCAATAATAGTTGGATTATCTTATAAATTTGGAATGAGCATAGTTGATATAATACAAACTTTAGTGTCCACCGCATTTTTAACTGGTATTTTTTCAAAAAAATTTATAGATAGCGTAAGACCAAAAAATAAAAATAAAGACTATTAAAAAAATAATGAAAAAAATTATAAGACTTACAGAATCAGATTTAGCAAGAATTGTTAAAAGAACCATCAACGAAATGGAAGATGAAGAATTCATGAGAGATGCGGATAGAAATTGGAGAGATAGAGAAGAAAAAGAAGAAGATTATGGAACCATGAGAGGTAGATTTTTTGACGATGAGGAAGAAGATGAAGAGTGGGGAGAAACTGACAGAGGTGAAGAAGAACTACAAGATTTAATTGAAGAGGCAAGAGACTTTTTGGAAAACGAATGTGGTTATGATTTACATGATATAAATTTAATGAGCGAAGACGATATTGTTGAAGCATTATTTGATGAAGGAAATGTTGAGTTAGCAGAAGAAATTGATAAATTATTAGACTTTGAAGGTTTTTATAATGGTGAGGAAGAAGAAGATTATGAGGAAGAAGAAGAAGAAGAAGAATTAGGTGAAGGTTGGGATGATTTTACACAAAAAAGAAGACACCCTGAAGACTATAAACCTGAAAAATATATAAGCATACCTAAAGACTTTTTTAGAAAGAACATAGGACGAAGAATAGACCCTGAAGGAACAAAATTATCAAGAAGACAAGAAGACCCGTTTGACGAGTATGAAGATCTGACCGATATGGGTAATGAAAGAGGTTGGAGACATCGTGATGACGATGTTGAAGATAACGATTACTTTAATGACGAAGAATTTGTATAATATGAAAAAAATAATTAGACTTACAGAATCAGATTTAACAAGAATTGTTAAAAGAGTGATACAAGAAGATAAAGAAAAATTTAAAGCATATTATGGTAATGATATGCCAAAAAATCCTTTAAGAAAGTTAGAAAGAGAGATAAGTAAAAAAGGATACGATTCAAAACTTTCAGGAATTAATTTAGATTTCATTAAAATATCTTTACCTAACGAAGAAGATTTACAAGTAACAGTAAACGATAATGGCCAATACATTGTACAACCAAGAAGTGCTAGAAATGAAGATGATAGAGTTTTGTTAAAAACACCCCAAAGACATAGTGGATCCTTTGAAGATACTCTTGAATCAGGAATTGATCATGTCATTTCATTTTTGAATAGAAAAACTAAGAAAAAAGATGGTGGGTTTCCTGAAGAATATAGACCATCACACATAAAAAGAGATTAAAAAATTAATAAAAACACTTGTTTATTAGAAAAAAATACCTATCTTTGTAGAGTAAATTAAAACTTTTATAAATAACGATATATTTATAACAAAAATGAAAACAAATCTTAGACATATGGTCATTAGCAAACAGCCGAGTAATCAGTGGTCGTTCTGCTATAACACGCTTAGACCGTCTAGGGCATTTTCATTTATGAGTTAATAACGATTAACATACATAATAAAGGAATATAAGACCCGAGACATAAAATCTCGGGTTTTTTGTTTTATATTGGTTTCTTAGTATAGTTTGGTAATATCCCGGCTTTGTAACCCGGAGTCATCGGTTCGAACCCGATAGAAACCTCAAAAGAAAAGTTCTTTGACATATTGGCCTTATAAAAGGAAAGGTGGTAGAGTTGGTTTATTGCACCGGTCTTGAAAACCGGAGATCTTAACGGATCCGCGGGTTCGAATCCCGCTCTTTCCTCTGTAAAAAAATAATGTGGAATCGGCTAATTGGCAGGCCTCCTGACTTTGAATCAGGGAGAAATTTCTCAGTGTAGGTTCGAGTCCTACTTCCACAACAAATATTGCGAGTGTGGTGTAAACAGGTGAGCACGGGATGTTTGGGACATTCAAGAACGGTTCGAATCCGGCACTTGCAACGATAAATAATTTATAGGTTCGACTAACTTTTTTTGACTTTTGAGATATTTATATAGAAAGTAGATTATGAAAGAACTATACGTTGGACATTATGAAAACGCATTAAAAGCACAAAAAATTGCGGTAGAAGTTATTAAGAATAATAAAAAACTTATAAGAGATGAATATTATAAAAACCCAAATAAATGTTTACAATGTGATTGTGATTTAGATTTCTACAAAAAAAGAAACAAATTTTGTGGCAATTCTTGTGCGGCAACATATAATAACATAAAAAGAGGAGGACGTAATGAAGAAACAAAAGATAAAATATCAAAAACATTGGTAGGTAGGTCTTTATCACAAGAAACAAGAGATAAAATTTTATTATCATTATCTAAAACTGTAAAATTTGGAACTTGTAAAATAAAATATACTAATTGTAAAATTTGTAATAAGCTATTCACACAAAGAAATTATAGTAATAAAGTTACTTGTTCCGAACATTGTAGAATTGAAGCATCAACAAGTAGAAAATACAGAAATGGTAGTAGAAAAACTATAAAATACAAAGATGTGACTTTAGAATCTACTTGGGAGTTAGAGGTTGCGATGTATCTTGATGAAAAAAATGTAGATTGGGTTAGACCTAAACCATTAAAGTGGGTGAATAGTAATGGTAAAAATAAATTATATTATCCAGACTTTTATCTACCTAAATATGATTTATTTTTGGATCCTAAAAACCCACATTGTTTGGTATTAGATAAAGAAAAAATGGAAGTCGTATCAAAAAAATGTAAAATAATTTTTGGTGATGTTAATTATTTAATTAACCAATTAAATGAAATAATAAAAAAATAAAAACAAGTGTTATGGAAAGTGACAAGTATGACAAACAAAAGTCCTCGTAGCTGAGTCTGGTTCAAGCCTCCCGCTTTTAACGGGAAGACCGTTGGTTCGAATCCAACCGGGGACACAAAAAAATTTGGTAATTAAAAAAAAAGTATTATCTTTACACACTCTTAGCTCAGCAGGTAGTAGCGGTTGTTTTACATACAACAGGTCATAGGTTCGATTCCTATAGGGTGTACAATAAGGGAGAGTAACCGGTAATTGGTAGCCGCGCGGTCTGTAAAACCGCTCTCATTTGAGACTGGGGGTTCGAGTCCCTCCTCTCCCACAACAAATGGACAAGTAGCTCAATTGGTAGAGCAATCGGCTGTTAACCGATAGGTTGTAGGATCGTACCCTTCCTTGTCCGCAACAAGTTCACGTAGCTCAATTGGTAGAGCGTTTGTCTGATACGCAAAAGGTAATGGGATCGTAACCCGTCGTGAACACTACGGAAGATAAACCTTGATGGCGATAGGGTCCGCCTGCTAAGCGAGATGTGCCTTCGGGTATTTGGTTCGATTCCAATGTCTTCCGCAACTCCCGTAGGTTCTAGGTGAACAAAATTGGCTCATATCCGATTTTAGGTTGGTTCGAACCCAACATACGGGACAACATGGTGTATGTAGCTCAGTTGGTAGAGTGCCACTCTGTGAAAGTGGAGGCCATGGGATCGTGACCCATCATACACACAACATACCTTCGTAGTTCAACAGAATAGAACCTGTGGCTACGGACCACAAGATGTGAGTTTGAATCTCGCCGAAGGTACAAAAGATGATAGGAAACGTAGAACAACGGACACGGAGAGGTGTTCGTAAGGGTACACACTAAGGATAGGTATTCAATCTTAATTGTATTGTTGTAACAACCCAACTCTCTAATGGTGTGTGAAGTCTGAGGACGGGATTCCTGATAAAGTTGTTCATCATCTTTTATTTGCCCCTTTCGTATAATGGAAGTACAAAGCTCTTCTAAGGCTTAAGGTGGGAGTTCGAATCTCTCGAGGGGTACTTTAATGAGCGTCTTTGGTGTAATGGTTAGCATGATGGATTCCAAACCCATCGGTCAGGATTCGAATTCTTGAGGACGCGCTAATTTTTTAATTTTGCCAATTAAAAAACTTTTTGTATCTTTGTAGTATGAAAAACCAATTACCATACGAATCTACAGGAAGTGCGATTAAAGGTTATAGTGATTCTGTAACCGCAAGAAGAGAAACAAATGATTGTGTTGTCAGGGCATTTGCTTCGGCGTTTGATGTAACTTATGATTATGCTCATAAGTATGTCGCTGAAGAGTTTGGTAGAAAACCAAGAAAAGGGACTTACTATACCGCATCTAAAATGACTAAACTGTCTGAAGGTGAGCTAAAAGTTAATAGTAAAAAAATAATACCTATTGGTACAAAAAGTAATAGTGTGGCATATCCATATTCACTTTCATACGAAGTAAAAGTGAAAGGTGAAAAAGTTAAAAGACAAATGACTGTTGGTACGTTTGTAAAGAAAAATCCTAAAGGCACATTCTTCGTATTGGTTAGAAGACATGCGTTTACAATTAAAGATGGTGTTGTTATTGGAAACCCTGAAGATGCTATTAAAACAAAACGACCTATGAGATCAGCATTTCAAATTAAATAAGGAACTATGGTGTAAGTGTGGTGTGTCACGCTGGACTGAAAATCCAGAGGTTACGGTTCGACTCCGTATGGTTCCACAAAAATTATAAACTATGAACAGAGTATTCAGAAAAGTAACTGGTGAACCTGTATCTGACATTGTAAAACATACAATTGACATTCTAAAAGATTGTCCCTGGGTTGAGGTTCATATAGGTACTGACTCTCAGAATCATAGAAGATCAACTGTTTATGTTACTGCAATTGCCTACAGGTATGGTAATAGAGGTGTCCACTATATTTACCACAAACAAAAAGTGAAAAAAGTAAAAGACAAATGGACAAGATTATGGAGTGAGGCCGATTATTCAATTGAAGTTGCAGAGTGGTTGACACAAAAGGTTAATGTAAAGGTGGAAATAGATTTAGATTATAACAGCGATGAAAAACACTTCAGTTCAAAATTAGTTCAACCTGCTGTTGGTTGGGCGATGTCATTGGGGTACAAGACAAACATAAAACCCCATAACCAAATTGCAACAAGAGCGGCAGATCACCACTGCCGCTAATATAAGCTCAGGTGGCCGAGGGGTTAGGCACCGGTCTGCAAAACCGAGTACGGGGGTTCAAATCCCTCCCTGAGCTCAACAAAATGCCTTCGTGGTGGAATGCAGACACATCCGGTTTAGGCCCGGATTCCGTTAAAGGAGTGAGAGTTCGAGTCTCTCCGAAGGTACAAAAAAAATAGTATACGAACTATTATACTTTTCATAGTGTGTATGATATTTATTAATAAAACACACTATGAGAAATGATATAATTGAAAAGAAAGAAGACATACTTTTGATGGTTGAGAACAACGAATCTAAGGCAAACATTTGTAAATTTTTGAATTGTAAACCAGAAACTTTAAACTCGTATTTAAATAAACTTAATATTGAATATTCAGGTAATAAAGGATTAAAAAATAAAAAAATATCACCAAATAGGATTAGTGTTTTTGATTATATTAAAAAAGATGTTGTGTCCGCATCTAAATTACGAAAACTACTAATTAGAGATAATATCAAAGAAAAAAAATGTGAGTGTTGTGGTTTAGAAGAATGGATGGGTAAACCAATACCTTTAGAACTCCACCACATAGATGAAAATAGATTTAATAATAAATTAGAAAATTTAAAAATCCTTTGTTCTAATTGTCATATGCAAGAACACAATTACTCAAACACTAAGAAAAAAAATAAATCAAATATTATAAAAGAAATGAAGACTTGTCAGTGTGGTTCACAAATTAATTTAAAATCAACGATGTGTGAAAAGTGTTGGAGTATAAAAAATAGAAGGGTTGAAAGACCCCCATTTAACCAATTACTTAGTGAAGTAAGAGAAATGGGTTATTCCGGTGTAGGTAGAAAATATGGTGTTAGTGATAACACAATAAGAAAGTGGTTAAGTACCGTTGAAAAAGATTTCTAAATGATAATATATTTATTATTATGAAAAAGATTATAAGACTAACTGAATCTGATCTTACTCGTATTGTTAAAAGAGTGATTAAAGAAAGTGGATACAGAGTAAAATTCAAAGACCAAAAAGATAATTATTGGACTGATGAAAACGGAAATTTTGTAGATTTTGATCCTGATTTAGAAAACACAGGTTATTACGATTTTGATTTTGATCCATACACTGAAGTTGAAAACTTTGAAGACATACCCGAAGACATAAGAAAACGTATTTTTGGTATTGATTCTATGGGTAAAAATATGTATAACACTTATAGTGAAAGACAAGGTAAGTTTCAATACTCGAGAAAAAAAGATTTTTAAATAAAACTTGACACTTTTGAAAAGTGTTATATATTTATATCAAAATTAATAAACGCAAATGAAAAATTTACACATATCATTGATAGGAGGCGATTTAGCTGAGGCAACTTTCAAGGAGAGGGTGTAATATTTTATACATATAAAATTAAGGAACCCCTCTCTAACCAAGAGGGGTTTTTTGTTCTTTGACATATTGGTGTAAATAATGGTCCGATGTTGGAATTGGTATACAAGACAGACTTAAAATCTGTTACCCATTGGGTGTGAGGGTTCAAGTCCCTCTCGGACTACAAAAAAAGTTTGAAAAAGATTTGGCAGATTAAAATAAAGTACATATCTTTGTAAGACAAACAACGGGGGTAGAAAAGTAGTAAGGGTGTCTACCCCCGACATAGAAGTAAAAAGTTCTTTGAAATATTAAAATATTGTGGTTGTAAGAAACGGGAAACTCGTAAAGTGTATCAACCTGTTAAATCAAGATAGTGAAACGAGAGTTTGATTTAACTACTAAACTACAAAATTTGGTTCAGGTAGCTCAGTAGGTAGAGCAAAGGTTTGAAACGTCTTGTGCCGGTGGTTCGATTCCACCCCTAACCACAAATATCGCGGGATGTGGAAGTTGGTTATCCGCCTAGTCTCATAAGCTAGGATCGCAGGTTCGAGTCCTGCTCCCGCTACTAAAAAATGCTGACGTACCAGTGGATGCTTATATCATCTATGCCTGTAGCGGTAAGTTTAAAACGTGGGTTCGAATCCCTCCGTCAGTACAATAAGCAGGTATCGTATAACGGTTATTACTTCTGACTTCCAATCAGAAGATCTCGGTTCGATTCCGGGTACCTGCTCCAAGTTGGGCCTGATGCCGACGGCAGGTCGACTGATTTGCAATCAGATCGTTTGGGTTCGATTCCCACAGTGTCCACAAAAAAATTTAAAAAAGATTTGGTAGATTGAAATAAAATACCTATCTTTGTAAGACAAATAAGAAAAATATGAGATTTATCAAATTGACAAACACAAAAGGAAACCAAATAGTTGTAAACGTGGCACACATAGGACACCTTTACCCTGTTGATGAAAAAGTGGAATACGGAAGAGTTACTGAGAAAGCACATACTAAACTTGGTGTTACCACTCACAATAATGGTGGATTTTCAGTAACAGAAACTGTTGATGAAATTATGAAATTGATAAAAAAAATGTAAAAACGGTCCATTCGACAAGCGGTTAAGTCGTCGCCCTTTCACGGCGAAGTCACGGGTTCGATTCCCGTATGGACTACAATAAGATGAACAACACAACACACAAGTTGTACCTCTACGGTTTTAAAGTGTGAATTTTGGTCCATTGGTGTAATAGTAACATTTGTCCCTGTCACGGACAAGCCCTCGGAGCGTAACCGGGATGGACCGTCAAAAAAAATTTTACAAATTTCTGTCACTTTTTGAGTGTTCGAGATATTTATAATAAAGACATATTATGAAATACTCTAAAGAAATTTTGGAAAAAGTTGTTAATTCATCTAATAATTTTTCAGAAGTCACAAGAAAACTTGGGCTTAAAACATTTTACGGTAATAGACAAACCGTAAAAAAATATATTAATTTATTTAATATTGACACTAAACACTTCAGGTTAGCTGCTGGCGGAGGTAATAGAAAAAAATTAGATTTAGAAGATATCTTAGTTGAGAATTCCACTTATATTCATACCACAAACCTAAAAGAACGGTTATACTCTGTTGGATTGAAAAAAAGGACTTGTGAAATATGTAACCAAGGGGAAGAATGGAAAGGAAAAAAATTAAGTTTAATATTAGATCACATCAACGGTGTTAGTAACGATAATAGAATTGAAAATCTAAGAATTGTTTGCCCAAATTGTAATGCGACTTTACCGACTCACGGAGGTAGAAATGTTAAATACGTTGAAAAAATAAAAAATAATTGTGAGTGTGGTAAAGAAACTTATGGCAACAACAAGGTTTGTCCAACTTGCTCCCAAATTAAACAAAGAAAAGTTCAAAGACCTAATTATTTAACACTTCTTGAAGAAATTGAAACACTTGGATATAAAGGTACCGGAACAAAATATGGGGTGAGTGATAATTCAATTAGAAAGTGGAAAAAATTTTATGAAAACCATTTGGCAGATTGAAATAGATTACATATCTTTGTTAAACGAAATTAAAATAGTCAGGTGGCGGGATGGTAGACGCTAACAACTTTAAGATGGTAACAAAGAAGTTTGAAAAGGTACTATCATACAGGTTCGAATCCTGTCCTGACTACACCGGTTACTTGATTCCTGGTAGTAGAGTAACAACCATTGGAGAATTCGGGATGTCTCGCGAATGGTGGTGTAAGATATAAAAGGGAAACTTACAATGGTGGAGTACCAAAGACAAAAGAAACGAAGCGTATGGGTGATCATGCGTTGGATTCAAATCTCCACCTTTTTTAAATTAAAAAAATTATGACACCACTATTGTTAATATCATTTATATTGTTTATGTTTGTCATAAGAAAAAGACGATAAACTTCAGTTCCCACACAGCGGTGAGACGGGCTAAGTTATATACAATTCCTCGGAGCTGGGAGTAGAAGGCTGAAGAGTCGTTGTTTGTCAGGAGTGTAATGAGGCATGGTGCCGAGTCCCCAAGACCAATAGACCCAGACACTTGTGGGTTTTATGGAGTCGTAAGGTCACTCATTGTGGGTTCGAATCCCACCCTGACATCAGGTAGGTCAGTTAGCTCAGTTGGTTAGAGCAATCCATTTATGGACGTGTCATTGGTTCGAATCCTTTACTGACCTCTTTTTTTAAAAATATTTTGGTAATAATTTTGCCAATTCAAATCTTTACTATATCTTTGTAATCTAATCTTAAAACAAATTACAATGACAGATATCACTTCACAAGTAAAAAATTACAAAGGTTCTAACTCTTTCGTTTTAAAAATGAAAGATGCTATTTCTAAATACGGTTCCTTAACTGTTAATCAAAAATCTGCAGTTGAAAGAATCTTCAAAAACATCGAGGAAGTAAAAAAAGTTGAGTTTACTCCTGAGATGAAAGAGATCCTTTCTTATGATGGACCATCTTCTTTTGTTAATGACTTGAAGTCAAAACTTAACCTTTACGGTAAGTTGTCTGAAAAACAAATCCAAGCAGGTTTGAACCAAATCCAAAAAGAAAAAAACCAAAAAGCGACCGTTCACATGAACATCCCTGTTGAGGGTGACTCAATTAAAGTTGGTCGTATGGTTGGTCAAAAATTAAAAGATACTTACGGTTTAAAATTCAACCCAACAATCTTGGACATCACTAAGGTATTGGCGGTATCACCTAAGGCCGTTAAATTCTCAGGTAAGATGACTGTAAAACGTGGTGATATTTGTGTGTGTTGTGCAAAGACTTTGACTGATGAGTTTTCTATGTTAACTAAAATGGGTAAGACTTGTGCTAAACACATGGGTGTTGAGTATATCACAGATAAAAGTCAAGCTGACCGTTTTCGTGAGGAGTATTTGAAAAAAGTTGAAGAGATTGGTGAGATGGAATTTTGGGTTCCAAAATCTAAAATTGAAAAGTGGGAAGGTGAGAATGACATCTTATTACAGATGTTTTAATAAAATAAAAGTGGGGGTTGATAATTAATAATCAACCCCCGCTCATTTGGTATAGTTTTGGTTATTTTATTTATTATTTATTAAAAAAAAACACTATGGAAATTATTATCGGTATTATGGTTCCAATCGTTATTTGTGGAATTGTTTTGGTGTCTTATTTGACATACAAAAAGAGATAAAAAAAGGGACCTTGAAGTCCCTTATTTTTTATTTAATGTCTGTCGACTCTAATAGAGTATAAGAAAACTTGTTTCCGTGAATTTTGGAAGCCTTTTTACATAAAGACATAAATACGTCAAAGTCTTTTACTCTTTTAAAAACTTGACAACCTTCAGACCAGTTTTCAACCCACTGTGAGTCTTGTCCTGCTTTGTGGATGTTAATACCAAACATTCCTGTGTCTGTTTTTGTTTCTTCAAAAATTAGGTCTTTATTTGCGTCTCTCCAAACAGTAACATTACCATTTCTTTGACAAAGGGCTTCGTATTTACCTTGATGCAAATCAATTTTCCAAACACCTCTGTATTGTCCTGGTACTAATCTTGCAACACCATTTTTATTATGGAATTCCATTACACCTTTTTTACCCGGATCACAAGTCGCCATCCAACAGTAAAATTGCCAAGCACCTTTCTCATCTTTAAAAGATAATGTAAGGTGATCATCAAAAACGTTAGTAACTTTTTTTGCAACTGATGGTGCGTTATTTCTTACACCTACGATATTAACATCGTAACTTTTGTTTGCATCGTCCGCAAACCATTTGTATCCCTTTGATACAACTGCCTTCTCAATTTGTTCTCTTGTATACATAATTATGATTTTTACTATAAATATATATTATTTTGAAAAGTAAAGAGTATGGTGATATTTATTGATATGACAAAAATATCAAAAATTGCACTAATAACATCAATAGGGTTAATGTTACTTTTTTTTGGAACTCAATCACATTTAGTTTTTAATTTTATAGAATACATAAATAGGGGTAGTTATTTTACATACGCAGTTTTTTTGTCCTTCATTCCTTTTTTTATTGTAATAATTTTTGAATATATAAAAAGAAATAAAAAAGGAAAAGAACATTCCGAATATGTTAAAGAACTAAACCAAACTATAATATCTCAATCACAAAACCCATTATTTTATGAAGGGAATGTTAGCGAAGGTGCTAAAGCACTAACTAAAGAAGTTGTTGATTCAATAAACTCCGATAGGTGTTCTATATGGTTATACAATAAAGATAGAACATCAATTGTTTGTCAACAACTATATATAAAATCAGAAGATACTTGGTATCAAGATATTGAGTTATTTAAAAAAGATTTTCAACCCTATTTTTTTGCATTACTTTTAAACCCTATAATTGTTGCTGATGACGCAGAAACACACGAAGCGACTTCTTGTTTTACTGAAGGTTATTTAAAACCATTAGGTATTAAATCAATGTTAGATGTTCCAATCATACATAAAGGTGAAACCATTGGTGTAATATGTATTGAAAGTTTGATAAAAAGAAAATGGAATAAAGTTGAGGTTGATTTTGCTCAAATGTTATCTTCTTTATATTCGTTTGCTTATTCAGTTAAAGAAACAAATATCGCAAACAAGACAGTAAATGATATTGAAAACTTTGTGGATTATTCTGTATTGGTGTCTAAGGCTGATAAAAACGGAAAAATAACATACGTAAATAAAAAATTTGAAGAAGTATCAGGTTGGAAACTAAAAGAAGCCATTGGTAAGGATCATAATATTGTTAATTCAGGAAAACACCCAAAGGATTATTGGGCAAAGATGTATAAAAAAACAGTTAAAGAAAAAAAGATTTGGAATGATGTTGTTATAAATAAATCAAAAAAAGGAGAACTGTATTGGGTTGATTCGTATATAATTGCAGAATTTGACGATAATGATGAATTAAAAGGATTTATGTCAATAAGATATGATGTAACTGAATTGATGAAAAAAACTGAAGAAATAGAAAAGAAAAATACATATTTGGAACATGCCGCTAAAATAATCAGACACGACATGCATTCAGGAATAAATACATATATTCCAAGAGGAATTAAGTCACTTGAGAGAAGACTTGATGAGAATGTTATTGAAACTTTAAAATTAGAATCACCACTTAAAATGTTAAAAGAAGGGTTAAAACATACCCAAAAGGTTTATAAAGGTGTCTATGAGTTTACCAACTTAGTAAAAAAAGATGCCGTATTAGAAAAAGAAACACATAACTTAAAAGAAATTTTAGATAATTATCTTTCATTAACTTCATATAAAGGCCAGGTAATAATTGATGAGTTAGGGTCTTGTGAAGTTAATGAATCACTTTTCTCGACCGCAATTGATAACCTAATTAGAAATGGGTTAAAATATAATGATAGTCAAACTAAATTTGTTAAGATATTTATTGAAGATGAAAATTTAATCATACAAGATAACGGTAGAGGACTTACACAAGAGGATTTTAATAGGTTATCAATGCCTTATACAAGAAAAGAAGGGCAAAAAGAAAGTGGTACAGGATTAGGATTAAATATTTGTATTGCAATATTACAAGAACACGGGTTTTCAATTTCCTGTGAAAAAAATGAAATTGGAACTAAAATGAAAATAAAATTTAAAAATTAAAAGATGATTGATTCTATTTTATTGGTTGATGATGAGGATTTATTCCATTTGGTATTTGAGGATGCATGTTCTCTTTTAGATATAAGTCTATCATTAAAATCTGTAAGTAGTGCGGATGAAGCGGCTGCGATGTTTAAAAAATGGTTTGACGACAAAACACCTGAGTATAGACCTGAGTGTGTTTTTGTTGATTTAAACATAATAGGAAGTTCATTCGACGGAATAGAATTGATTAGAAAAATTAATTTTGAATATGGTAACCATGTAGTTATTGGTATTATTTCTTCTTCTAACGAATCTGAAGAACAAGCAAAGGCTTTACAGGCTGGTGCTCAATTTTGGATTATTAAATCTGACGAGATTGAACCAAGATTAGAAGAATTTAAAAAAGATTACGATGGTTATAAAGAAAGAACGGCACCATTTAAGATTTACAAATGATCACACCCGATAAAGAAACAAGAAGACAATTAATTGATATACAAAAACAAAAAGATCTTTGTTTAGAGGGGAATATATTAAAATTATTTAAGGTAAATAATGACAAAGAATTTGACGAATATTTAGAGTATTGCGGAACAAAAAACAAAGAATCCATAAAAAAAAGGATGGTTGTAAACAAACAAGTTCAAGAACAAAATATAAGACTATCAAATCTAAATGAAGAAAATAAAAAAATGATGGACGATCTTCAAAACAAAATTACAGAAATTGAAGATTCAAAATTAACTTTTGAAGTTCAAAACAGAGAACTTGAAGAATGGAAAAAAGAAAATATCCAACTTACCGAAAGGCTCCAAACAGAAATGATTAACGTTGAAAAAGCAAGAATAGATGCTGAAGCCGCAAAACAAAATGCAGAAAATGATTTAGATATACTACAAAAGAAAACACAAAACGAATTAATATCAACAATTGTAAGAGTTGCTTTGTGGGTTATAATGGGTGTTGGGTTTATAACAACAGGTGTTTATGTTTTAACTTTATTTGTTGGAAAAGATACTCAAGTTATAAGTGCCGCTTGGTCAAATATATTTGGAATACTTCTAACAAATGCGTTTTCAATTGTAGGGACTATTATGGGTATAAAATACGCAACAGAAAATAAACAATAAATAAAAAAACAATGTTATTAAAAGTAGGATCTAAAGGTAATGACGTTAAATTACTACAAGAAAAATTAGGATTAACTGCTGATAGTTCATTTGGACCTAAAACCGAAGCAGCGGTAAATGCTTGGTTATCCAAAAATGGTTTAACTGCGGATGGCACAATCACATCAGCAAATAAAAGTTGGGAACTAATGTTCGGAACAACAGTTATCAAAGAAGAAGATGTTGTTGTTGTTATTCAACCAACAGGTGGATTAAACATACAAAAATTAAAAGGACATATTCCTGATGTGGTTATTGCTCAGATACCGGATACTGCAAAAAAATTCAACATTACAACTAATCTTAGACTTGCACATTTCTTAGCACAATGTGGTCACGAGTCAGGCGGATTTAAAGCCGTTTCTGAAAACTTAAATTATTCTAAAGATGGGTTAAAAAAAGTTTTTGGTAAATATTTCCCTGGTGACTTAGCAGAATCTTATGCAAAACAACCTGAAAAAATTGCATCAAGAGTGTATGGTGGAAGAATGGGTAATGGAGATGAAGCATCAAAAGAAGGGTTTAAATTTAGAGGTAGAGGATATATTCAATTAACAGGAAAAGCAAATTACACTAAATTTACACAGTTCATAGGTGAAGATTGTGTTTCTAATCCTGACTTAGTTGCTACAAAATATCCTTTAGCGTCTGCTGCATTTTTCTTTGACTCAAATAAGTTATGGTCTATATGTGATAAAGGAGCTGATGACGCAACAGTTACCGCAGTAACAAAAAGAGTAAATGGAGGGACAATAGGACTTTCAGACAGAATAAAACACTTCAAAGAGTATTATAACTTATTGAAGTGATATTTATAATTAAATAAACTTTTAAAAATGTTATTATGAAATTAACTAAAGAACAAGTATTAGGTATTGTTAGACACACTTTGACGTTTGTCGGTGGTATTGTTGTAATGAAAGGTCTTGTTGATGAGGCTACAGTTACTGAAATCATCGGTGGTGTTATGACACTTACAGGTACTATTTGGTCAGTTATTGATAAAAACAAATAATTTTTACTGATAATTTTTAGATCAACCCCACTCAAAAGGTGGGGTTTTTTATTTATCAATATATTTATTAAGTAAAAATATTTATATGGATTTTAATATTGGGAATAGAGATGAATACGGTAAAAATTTATTTGGAGGTAAGGATTTTTTAACCGCTGAAGACTTATTAAATTTTTTGGAAGATCTAGAAAGTGAAGACATCGATCTTTCTAGTGTAAATATAGTTTTTCAAGAAGGACATAGAATGACTGAAATTAGAGATGTTTTTGATGATATTGAATTTAATAATATAATAGTTTTAAAAAAATGATATGGAACAATACGTAGGAATAATAATTGCTTTTATTACAGGTGTTATAGGACCAACAACTGTAATTTATGTTAAAAACCTATTGGAGGGGAGAAAGAAAAAACCTGATATGGTTAAAGAAACATTACACGTCAGTGAGTTAATAAATCAAAAAATTGAACACATAAGAGAGGAATTTAACGCTGATAGAGTTTGGGTTACTCAGTTCCACAATGGAGGAAATTTTTATCCAACAGGTAAATCAATGGCAAAGTTTTCAATAATGTATGAAACAGTTAATACTGGAGTTTCATCCGTTCAAGGTAATTTTAGCAATATTCCCGTTAATCTATTTTCAAAGTCAATTAATCAATTATTACAAAATGATGTAATTGAAATTCATGATTATAAAGATGAAAAAATTGCAACTTATGGTTTAAAATATATTGCTGAAGAATCAGGTTGTAAGTCAGGTTATTTATTTTCTATTAAAACTATTGATGACAAATTTATCGGAACTTTAGGACTTGATTACACAAAAAGAAAAACTAAATTAGAAATGGAGTCAATCAATCACTTAATGGTACATGCCACTTCAATCGGAGGTGTATTAATGACACACTTAGAAAAATGAGAAAACAATTAATTGAAAATTTAATAACAAGAGTAAAAAAAAGATTAGTCAACGAAAGAAAGTCAGACGATTTATCTTTAAAATTATCGAGATTGGTAATAAACAAATTCAAAAAAAAAGAAAATTTTGAATTTGAGGGTATATACTTTGAAAGAGGAGACGAATACGCATCATTTGATTTCAAATGTACATTTATTGAAGATTATGAAATGGAAGATAATTTTTCAATTCACGCTGAAGCTGATATGCAAGAACTTGAAATTGAAATAACATATAATCCTGAATATTTTCCAAAAAGTACGAATCAATTAGTTGCTGAAGTAAGGGAAACTATTGAACATGAATTAGAACACATTGAGCAACAAAATTTTGAAGACATGGAAACATATGATGATGAGGAAGAAGAACTAGAATCAGATGAAAACTTTGTTTACTTGACATCAAATACTGAAGTTCCTGCTTATGTTAGAGGTTTAATAAAAAGATCAAAAGTAAAAAAAATAACATTAGATCAAGCTATGGAAGAATGGTTTTCAGAAAATTTTAGAAAGTTCACAGATCCAGAAAACGAGTGGCCAATAGTCAAAGAGATATGGATGGATTACGCAAAAAAAATGAGTTCACTAAAAAAAATAAAAAAATTCAAGTAAATTATTTTATTAATTTAAAAAAAATGTTTAGTTTTGTCTAAAATAAATTTATGAAACTATTAGAACATTGGATCAAAAGACAATACAAAAGACTTAAAGTAAAATTACACGTTTGGGGAAGACACCACCAATGGTTCAAACCACCAAATGAAATCACGGGTTACGAAAAAATAACTTGTGCGATAGTTAGACAAATGATTAATCATAAAGATTCTAAATTCACAATAGCACCACTGTCTGGTAAAAGATATATTGTAAATAAGACTTTGGATATATTTGTTATTATGGAAGACAGTAAGGTAGAGTTAACAAATCACGTTTACCATTATGTCACCACATTAGGTCAAAGAGATGTTGAAAAATTAGTAAAACACTACGATCAAAAAGTGGAAACACAAAGAGCCGATTACGAAGAACAAATCAAATCGCAAATATCAAACACACTACATTCAATTTATGAAAAAATCGATAAACAATCTACCAATAATTGACACACCAAAAGGTTTGGGTGAAGTTGAGAAAGTTTATATATCTGAATTAGGTTTTTTAATGTTAAGAATAGATAATTTGGATGGAACTTTTACCACATATAATTTAGGAAAGCACGATCCTTCTAACAACATATTTAGTAACGAAATTTTAAAAGATGAATTACAAGAAAGTCAAAGTAATAGTTGACGGGAAAACTATTGAAGGTATTTTAGAAGAAGACAAAAATTTTTGCGGTGGATCAAAAGTAACATATGAAATTGATGAAAAAACAAAAGGTATTATTTCTATTAAATTTATAAAAATGTTATGAAAGAATTGACAGATAATGAATTATTTGAATTGGCCTACAACCAAATAAAAATAGGTGATAAACATTTGATTTTACAAACAATAATAACCATTTTAATACTTATCCAAGGAACTTTTCTTATATTAGATATTATATCAATATATTTTTACGGACCAATGTGGTTAGTTTGTATGGGGTTATATCTTTTTCACCGTAAAAAAATTAAAAACTCAGAAATAAAAGTACAAGAAATATTAGACGAATTAACATCAAGAAATCTATGAAAAAATTATTATTTATTTTATTAATTTCATCTTGCTCAAATATTGATTACAAGTATGAAATCAGAGGGAAAGTATATATTCCTTCTAACGGAACAACTTCCATGCACGATGCTGTTTGGTATACTGATACAATAAGTTTTGACGGTGACACTGCATACTATTTTAATAGTGATGGAAGTGAAGTTAGAATTTATCCACCATTTACAATTAAACACCTTGATTGATTATGTTAAATAAAATTTTTATTTTTACATTATTAGTAGCATTATCAAGTTGTTCAAATTGGATGTATAAAGATATTGAATATCAACGTTGTGAAGAACTTGAAAAAATACACGTTCATTTATATCATCACGACACATGTGAATGGTATTGTTTGAACATGGAAGAAGGTGAATACACTATTGAAGATACATTTAGAATTAAATATAAAACAGATAAAAAAGGAAAAGTAACCAAAGTAAAACTTATAAAATGACAGAAAGAGAATTAATACTTTTAGGTTTTAAAAGTGAAGAAATAAAAGAATACGATGAGGACGAATCATATTACTATGTTTTAGACATTGTTGATGGACTCACTTTAATAACACCAACCAATGAAGAAATTAAAGAGGGTAAATGGTATGTTGATTTTTTTAATACAGACCCATTGGTAAGGTTCCATGAATTTGGGGAAGTTCAAGTATTAATAAACACATTAACAAAGGCTATTGTAAAATGATTTTATATAAGATTTTTAGAATGTTTTTATTGTTTGGTGTTGGTGGTTTGATTATGTTTTTTTGTGGAGTTTATTCTATATTTGAAATAATAAAAATAAAATAATATAAAAAATGAAAGAAGACAAAAGATTGTTGCAAGGAGCGTTAATGGAGCAACACAGAAGAATTGTAAACGAGATTGCTGACATAAAGGCAGAAAAGTTTGAATTAACTGAAGAAGATAAGAAAAAAATATCTAAATTAGAGGCGGATTTAAAATTAGTAGCACAAAGACTGTACATATTATACAATGACTAAAATACCAACACACGATCCACAAACAGGAGAATTGAATCCATATTACGAAGAACTAACTGGTGAGAAAAATCCATTATTACCTGAAGAAGAAGTTATAATACCAACATTTGATATGAAAAGTTTGGTAGGAAAAAAATTTATGTATAAAGGAAAATTCGGACTTTCAACTTGGACTGATGTTGTTAAAAACATTGAGGTAATTCACGGAATTGAAACAAATATTACACTTCCAATTAAATTATTGAAGGATGGTGAAGAACAAAAACCAGTTGAAATCTATGGGTATAAATATTACTTACAAGTTAGATCAACAAGGGGTAATCATTTGTATGATTTTAATGATTGTATTTTTTTATTAGATTAGATTATGAAAGAAAAGTATCAGATAAAAAAGTGGATTGAGAATGTTATAAAATCTTGCAATACTTGGAATCAGGTTTCTAGTTGTGAAAGATTAATTAATAACTTTGAAATACAATTAGTAAAAGAAGATTACGATAAAATGTTGGCGACTCCATACATTGTTGATTTAAAATACAAAATAGATTTACAAAAAAGAAAACTAGTAGAAAATAACACTTTAATAAAAAATTAAGAAATGAATAAAAATCCATTTGACCCAAACATGTTTAAAAACCTTGAAAATGTAATGAAAGGTTTTGGTGATATTACATCTAAACCATTAATTGATATGAAACTAATTAAAAGACTGATTATTTTTGCAGGGCTTGGTTTTTTCTTATTTGGTTTTAGTATAGGCTTATTAGTTGGTTTAATTTTTTGATATGTTACTGATTAAGTTTTTAGTTGTTTGTTGGTTCTTTGTCCTTTTACTTTTCTTATATTGGATTGGACAATACCTTTATGATGAATATATAAATAAAAAATAATATGATAGAATACATTAATTACCCTTTACCGGGAGAAAAATACCAACACTATAAAGGTGGTAGATATGAGGTGATTTGTTTGGCAAATCATACAGATAATAATGAGGGATTGGTGATTTATAAATCACTATCATTTGGTAGTATCTATGCAAGACCATTAAAAGAGTGGATTGAACTTATTGGAACTAAAAAGACAGGATTAGAATACCCAACACCAAGATTTGAAAAAATATGTTGAAAAAATTAAACAGATGGTTTGAACTAAACTTAGGTTGGTTCTTCATCAACAGAAGAAAACAAGAACAATGGAATAAATACTTAAAAAATAAATATAAAAAATGAAAGTTAAATTAGAGTACGTATGGTTAGATGGTTATAAACCCGAACCAAACTTGAGAAGCAAAGTTAAAATTGTAGAATACACAGATATTACAAGATATATTGGTGATGTTAATAAATTACCAAAATGGAATTTTGATGGGTCCTCAACAAATCAAGCAGACACTGGAAATTCAGATAGAATATTAAATCCGGTTGCTATGTACAAACATTATAATTTTCCTTCTGAAAATAAAACAATATATGTTTTGTGTGAAGTAATGAATCCTGATGGTACTCCACATGAATCTAATATGAGATCAAAAATTGGTGAAGAACAAGAAGATTTGTGGTTAGGTTTCGAACAAGAATATTTTATCAGAGAAGAAATAAATGGAAATATACTTGGACATAAAAGAAATATCTTAAAAGGGCAAGGTGAATATTATTGTGGTGTTGGGCATAATGTAATAGGAAGAGACTTAGTTGAAAAACATCTTGATATGTGTTTAGATTATGGTATTGATATTACAGGAACAAATGCTGAAGTTGCGTTAGGTCAGTGGGAGTATCAAGTATTTTCAAAAGGGAAACTTAAAGGTGGGGATGATTTGTGGATAAGTAGATACTTTTTATATAAAATTTCCGAAGAGTTTGGTTATCACATTGAATTACACCCAAAACCATTAACACACGGACAATGGAATGGTTCAGGATTACATACAAATTTTTCAAACCACAAAATGAGAGAAGATGGAGGGAAAGAATATTTTGAATCATTGTTTGCGAGTTTTAATGCAAGACATTGGGAACACATCAAAGAATACGGATCGTCAAATGAATTAAGGTTAACAGGAAATTACGAAACACAATCAATTGATAAATTTAGTTGGGGTATTTCTGATAGAGGTGCGTCAATCAGAGTACCACAACAAACTGCAGAAAATTGGAAAGGTTATGTTGAAGATAGAAGACCGGGCTCAAACGCAGATCCATATAAAATTATATATCAAATAGATAAGTCAATTGAAAATGCAACAGCAATAGAAGATATTAAACATAAAATTAACTATAAACTTGATATTAATAATTTAACAACAGATTTTAAAACATTATCAAATGATGAATTATTAAATGAATATAAAAATGATGATGACTATGAAATTGATAAAGAAACTATGGTCGGATCTAATATACCATCTGAAGAAATTAAATTTAATTTGAATGGAAAATGATTTGACAGATTCTGAAAAGTTAAGTTATATTTTAAAAACTGAATTAAAAATAACTAGAGAAGTTATAAAAGGACATATGGCTTCTAATAATGACAAGTTTAGTGAAGAAAGAAAATTGATAAATAAATACAGAAAAGAATTAGGGATTATAAAATGAAAACAATAGAAGTTAATTTAGGTGTTGGGATGAATATGTTTTTTCCTGAACCCGTTAAGATTAAAATACCTGAAAATTCAGAGTCGGTAGAAAATTTAGTAAACTATTACGATAATTACTTATTCTACACAAATAAACTTGAAGAACCTGATTATGAGTTTCTTATTGATGACCCAAATCAAAATAAAGTTAGAGTAATGACTTTAGAAGAGTTTGTTAATGAGTGGGATATAAACCCAAAGTTTCAAGAAATGTTTAAATAGTATGAAAGATTTTAATGAAAAATGGTATATTATAGGTACCTTAGTTGGAATATTTGCAGGTATTGCGATTGGTTGGTTAATGTTCGGCCAAAATTAATTTTATATGGAAATAGAAAAATTTGAACAGGCAAAAAAAATTAAAGGAGACCTTGATAGGTTGGAAATACAAAAGTATAAATTGGAATCCGCACTTAAATGTTGTGGTTTAGGTGTAAAAATTGAATATTCAAGGGGAGGTCATTTTCCGAGTAAACAAGAGGTATTTCTCAATAATAGGGATCTTATTAAAGAAATGATAACCAAAGAACTTGATAGGTTGAACGAAGAAATAGATTTAGTTAAAGAAGAATTTGAAAGATTATAACATGGAACAGACACCGATTGAATTTATTAAAGAACAAGTTGAACTTGATTCAGATACACATTTCCAAGATATTCATTGGGACAGGTTTTATGATATTATAGAACAAGCATATATTATGGATGTGAAAAGAATGGAGTTACTTAAAGATTTTGATACTTGGAAAGAATGGAAAAACTCTAAATGATATGTCGTACTATAGAATCAAAATACAAGAAAAAAATAATGGACAAAAAACTTACACACCACAAGTGGGTAAATTAAAAATTTCTGGACTATGGATAAAGAGACAAGAAATTGTTTGGTATACTGTAGTTCACGCTCACGGTAATACATTTGGTTTATCTGAAACAATAACCGTGGGATATGCTACCGAAGAGTCTGCCTTAAAAGTTATTGAAGATTATAAAAATAAGGACATAATAGAAGAAGCAAACAAAGTCAAAACAACAACATATAAAATGATTGATTTATGAAAAAAATTTATATATTTTTTTGGTGGTTATGGAACTATCCTGAAATAGTGTGGATGAAATTTAAATCATATTTTAAAAGATGAAGAAAGAAACAAAATTTAAGGTGGGCGACAAGGCTCACAAAACAAAGGGATATAAATTTCCTTGCACCATTGTAGGTGTGTTTGAAACAATTAAAGGAGATATCCGAGTGGTTGGTGAAATGGACAAATATGGATTATTACACATCTTCAATGAAGATCAACTTGAACATTATAACGACAATGAATAAAGCCGACAAATATTATATTCAAAACCTATCAAAGATTATGTCAGAAGGTTCTTGGGATGAAAATCCTAGACCAAAATACGCTGATGGAACACCAGCCTATTCTAGATTCATAACACAGGTATTTGAGGAATATGATATTTCAAAAGGAGAGTTTCCAATCACCACATTAAGAAATACTGCGATTAAAACCGGAATTAAAGAAATACTTTGGATATACCAAAAACAAAGTTCATCACTTGAGGTTGCTCGTGAGATGGGTATTAACTGGTGGGATGAATGGGATATCGGTGATGGAAGTATCGGTCAAAGATATGGTGCAACAATCAAAAGATATGATTTAATGAATAAACTACTTGTTGGTCTGGTTAAGGACCCATTTGGTAGGAGACACATTATAAATATGTATCAATATTCTGATTTACAAGAAACACCAGGACTTTATCCTTGTGCTTATGAAACCATTTGGTCGGTTAGAAAAGAAGATGAAGACAAAGTGTTGGATATGACATTAATCCAAAGATCAAACGATTATTTGATTGCTGGATATATCAACAAGATACAATATTTAGGATTACAAATGATGATTGCCGGACACTGTGGTTATAAAGTTGGTAAGTTTTGTCATCTAGTACAAAATCTTCACATATACGATAGACATTTTGATGGTGTTAGTGAATTATTAGATAGGACACCATTAGAAAGTGATTTACCATATATTGAGTTAATGGAAAATAAAAACTTCTACGATTATACTATAGATGATTTCAAAATACACAATGTGAGTAAAATAATGAAAATAAATTCACAATTAGAAATGGCAATATGAGTACACACAAACTAAACGCAATTAAAAACACATTTCCGGATCTTGATTTGGAAATTCAAAAGGAAGTTGAACCACAAACACAACTGGAAGAGTTTAATGATTATTTGAGAATGTTGGCCGATATGGAAAATATTACCATTAGAAGAAAGATTATGTTATTGGAAGGTTATAGTAATTTAGTGATAAAAAGATTAAAAAAATGATACACCAAATAAAAACCTCAACCAATAAAATTCTTGTGGAACTAAAAGTTGTTGAACACGGGACCGAATTTTACACTTCAAATGAACTTTTAACACTTAAACAAAAAATAAGTGATGCCAACAAAGAACACGGACAAAACTTTGAAAATGATTTCACATCTTTAAATGGGATCAAAAAAGAAATGGTTGAAGAAAAGTTTAAAGAGGTAAGTGAAAATTGGGGTTTAAAATATGAAATAAACAATTAAAAATAAAAAAAATGAAATTAGAAGAATTTGTAACAAAAATTTATGAAGAAAGACCAGAATTAGGTATGACACCGTCTTTTGGACCAATCTTAAATTCAAAAGTCCTTGAAGAAGTAAAAGACGAACTATTAAAATTTGATGCGTTTTCAGAATGTGATGATTTGGAAATAGTACATTTTCCAGGACCATTTAAAGCGGGTGAAGATAAAGTATTAATAACACAGACATACAAGTATTCAGAAGGAATTAAATACAAAGGTAAGTGTTATTTGTATTCAATAAGTTTAACACCTGAATTGTATGACCCTTCAAAGATGTTAGAACCGGTTAAAAATGGCGCAGCAATATCACCAGCAATTTATAACCCAATGACATTTGAACCTACAAAACATATTTTACTTACTTGGTCACCAGAAATGACACAGGACTTATCTGTAAATAAAGATGAAACAACATTAAGAAATGATATTCACAAGTTATTGGATGATGTATTAGATAATCCGGAAGAATATAGAATGAAAGGAACAAGACATATTATGATGAGAGGTATTTTTGAAGTTGTTAAAGATGATAGAAAGTTTGAACCAAACTATTTGGTTTGATAATGATGTAAAATAGTTTTGACAAAAACAGATAAAATTGTAAAAAGTAATTAAAGTTATGGACATAAAAAACTTACCACCAACTGAATTAATTGCCCTTAAAAAATACTTTGAGGGTAAATACCATAAGTTAGACACAAAGTATTGGGATAGAGAAAAAAAATCAATTGAAATTGTTAAGGAAATTGAAAGGATTTTAGATAAAATGGGTGAAAAGATAATAGAAAATATATGAAAACAATTAAAATTAGGTTTATAAAACATAAAGACTCATATACATTACAAAGAAAAGGGTGGTTTGGATGGAAAAACATCTATTACACAATAGACATGGGGTATGGAGCAGTTTCTTATAACTATGCTAAAAAAACTAAAGATGATTTACTTTCAGAAGTATTAGAAAATTATTATGAAATAGACAAAAGATTTGTCACAATAAAAGAATATCCGACAATAAAAATTTATTAAAATGAGTGATAAACAAACATACGACTACGGATGTGTAATGTTATATTTTGATTTCCCTGAGATCAAAAACCTACATTCACTAATTGATGAAAATGACATCTACACCGAAGATGGTGATAGAAGTTTTGGTTTAGAAGATGAACCACACACCACATTACTTTATGGATTGCATGATGATGTTACTGAAGGTGATGTTGCAGATGTGATAAACAACTTTGATTATGGAACTTGTAGAATTACAAATCCATCTTTATTTGAAAATGAAAACTATGATGTATTGAAATTTGATACAAGTGGACCAAACTTACATGAAACAAATAAAGAGTTATCAAATTATCCACACACAACATCTTTTCCTGACTATCATCCCCATTTAACAATCGGGTATTTAAAACCTGGTATGGGTAAGAAATATGCAAATAAACTAAAAGGTATTCAATTCAAATTGGAACCAACCCACGTTGTTTATTCTATGGCAAATGGGGATAAAATAAATTATGACTTATGAAATACAGAAAAAAACCAGTAGAAATTGATGCGATACAATGGGTATCTGATAACATTGAACAAGTTTATGAAATGTTAGGTGATAATCTAATAATAAATACAGATGAAGATGAGGTAAAACATTTCATTAACACATTGGAAGGTAAAATGGAAATGTGTTGGGGTGACTACATAATCAAAGGAGTTAAGGGTGAATTCTATCCATGCAAGCCTGACATTTTTGAAATGACTTACGAAAAAATATAATTATGAAAACAAAAGTATATTCAGCATTTCCTGGTGTAGGGAAAACAACTTATTTTAACACCACAGATAAAAACGTATTGGACAGTGATAGTTCAAAGTTTGATAAGAAACTATTTCCTGCAAACTATATTGAACATATTGAAAGAAACATTCAGGACCCAAAGGTTGATATGATCCTTGTATCATCACACAAAGACGTTAGAGACGCACTCCTTAAAAAAGGAATACCGTATGTTTTACTATACCCACAAAGAGACATCAAAGATGAGTATATCCAAAGATATAAAGATAGAGGAAACAACGATGCGTTTGTTGACTTATTGAATAAAAATTGGGATAATTGGATGGATGAGATGGACAGTCAAGAAGGTTGTGAAAAAGTAAAACTTGGTTCTGGTCAATATTTAGTGGACGTAATAAATTAAGATATGATAAGATTATTTAAATACCTTGCTTGGTTAGAGCAAGAAAGAATTAAAGAGATGATTTATTGTGGGAGAGGAAACTACTAATAAAAAACCTGACAACGTTTCTGACTCACCAAACATATTACCTTATGGATCAAATGTTGGTGCACCTGCCATTAGAATTGAAAACATACAAGGATGGAAAAACACAAGAGTTGAAAAAGTTAACAAACATTTTGAGGACAGATTTGTTGAGTTAAAAAAAGAGTATGATAAATTGGTGGAGGAATACAAGTGGAATGATTTGGTTTATAACGCAAGGTTTACTTTTGAACCGGTAATTGGGAATGTTTACCATCTATATTATTCAGAAAACAGAAATGTTTTTTTATCATTAGTTGAACCACACGAATGGAAAAAAGAATATATAGGATCTTTTAAATATAATCACGATAATAAATGGGTTAAGATTTAGTATATTTTGCTAACTCAAAAGTAATAGATGTTCAGATCTTTAATTTTTAAGAACATTTATTAAAAATAAAATATATTTATTTTGTATATGAAATTATTTAAATATCTATTTTTGTTTATTACGTTTTATAGTAATGCACAATACTGTCCATATTTAGGGTCCGACCAATTACTACCTTGCGGTGTAAACTCAACAACATTAACGGCAGATTTAAGTCAATGTGGTGCTGGCTCTAACCCAAATCAAACAACTAATTATGGTGTTACGAATGTACCATATTCACCCGATTCATACACTAACGGAACCCAAGTTTTTTTAAATGATGATGCCATATCAAATGTAATCCCTATTGGGTTTAATTTTTGTTTTTTCGGGCAAACATATAATTCATTTTATATTGGTTCTAATAATTGGATTGGGTTTTCCGCAGGGCAAACATCTACATGGATAACCACACCAATACCTAATAGTACAGGTTCAGCACCAATGAATTGTATAATGGGTCCTTGGCAAGATATAAATCCAGGGATTGGTGGTACAATAAAATATGCGGTATACGGTACTGCTCCTTGTAGGAGATTGGTAATCTCTTATTATCAAATACCTATGTTTTCTTGTACAAACCAATTATATAGTAGTCAAATAAAAATTTATGAAACCACAAACGTAATAGAAACTCATATTTTAAATAAACCTATTTGTGGTACTTGGAATTCGGGTAATGCTGTTCACGGACTTCATAATAACACAGGGACACAGGCGGTTTTAGTTCAACCACCCGTATCTACATCAATTAGAAACAATAATCAATGGTCAACACAAAATGAGGGGATTAGATTCACACCATCAGGACCTGTAGTAACTCCACTAGTTACTTGGTATCAAGTTGGTAATCCCAATCCTATTGGTACAGGACCGACAATTACTGTAACTCCACCACAACAAGGTGCGAACTATACTTGTCATTTTGTTTACCCTTCTTGTAATGCAGGATGGGCTGCCTGTAATATTAATGGAGGGTTAGGTCCCGATACCGTATTTGTTTTACCTGGACCACCAAATTTACCACAACCAGTAATTAATATTACAAACCCAACTTGTAATTCATATTGTGATGGAACTATAAATATTATACCACAAGGAGGAAATGGTATTCAAACAATATCTTGGAATGGATCTCAACCACCACAGTTTAATCAAACATCACTTTGTTCAGGTAACTATTCTTTTACAATAACAGATGCTGCCGGTTGTACTGTTTCCTCAAATGTTTTATTAACAGATCCACCACAAATTTTTATGACACCGATAATGGGTGAAGACACTATTTGTTTTTTATCAAGTTCTGAACAATTTTCAGTACCAACAATGGGTAATGGTTTTAATTATGTATGGACATCAAATTCAATTATAACTAACGGTCAGGGAACTGAAAATATAACAACCGATTGGTCACAACTACCTTCAGGAATTTATCAAAACTCAGTAAGTGTTTATTCTACAAATCAAAATGGTTGTTATAGTGATACATCGTATTTTAATACTTTTATATTTAATATAAATCCTACCATAACACCTATTGGTCCTTTTTGTTCTTATAATAATTGTGTTAGTTTAAGTGGTTTACCTTTAGGTGGTGTTTTTAGTGGGGATAACGTACTAAATGGACAATTCTGTCCCTCAGTAAATAATATTTCAAACAACGTAACATACACTTACACCCAATCTAGTTGTGTTTTTGACACAACAATTAATGTTACAGTAAATCCGCAACCAATCATCTTACCAATAACCCCCTCTAATGAATTTTTTGAACTTTGTGAAGGAGATTCTCTACCTAAGATTTATACCACAAGTTCAAACTTACCAGGTTTATTTAATTGGATTATAATGTCAGATACTATTGAAGGTAACCCTATTAATTATACTTGGTTACAAGAAGGATTATATGTTATAACCGTTACTCAAACATCTGACGATGGTTGTGTTTCGCAACCACAACAAACAACAATAAGTATTGATAAATGTCCTGAAGAATTAATTTTTATCCCTAACACATTTACTCCTGATGGTAATGAAGTTAATAATGAATGGGGTCCGGTGTTCACTTCAGGTTATGATCCTTATAGATTTGAACTTTTAATTTTTAACCGATGGGGTAACACAATATGGGAAAGTCATAATCCATCAGCAACATGGGATGGAACATACAATAATAAAAAATGTCAAGACGGAGTGTATTTTTGGGTAATTACTTTTGGTATTGAGGGGACCGACGAAAGAAAACGAATACAAGGACATTTAACAATTATTAGATAACTTCAGTTATCATACCCATTTCAATCAAACTTTCTATTGTTCTATTTAAAGGTGCTTTAACGTAATATTCATCACCTTCATTTCTAAAAAAACACCAACCAGATAAAACGGTATTTAAATGATTATACGTTTCTTTATCTTTTACCTTAAATACTTTTAATCCCACCACCATCTCATTCTTTCTTTTAAAATTTTAAACAATAAATTATGTGCCTTTTCTTGATTATGTTTTGAAACATAAAAACATAAATCTTTTTTATTTAAATTAGGTTTTTGTTTTAATACTTTACGAGCACTTGATTTATATTTTTTTAAAAACTCATCATATCTTTCAGATAATACATCAACTTCCATTGAGTAAAGATCTTCATTGTCATCAACAGGATCGAACCTGAAATCACTTTCTTCGTAATCAAGATATTCAGTATTATAGAATTTGTCTTTAACTCTTTCAATAAGGTTTAAAACTATTGTCATATCACGATTATCTCTATCAACATCTATGTGACGATTTGCGTAAATTATTTCTTTTCTTTGAAATTCTATTTTCTTTTGTAGAATTGTTAAGATATACCAATCATCCCAATCTTTATCTTGATATAAAGTTGGCATCCATCTAAAGATATTTTTTATACCTCCGATAAAGTATCTTATTTTCCAGTGTGTTTTTCGCCATATCCATGCAGAAACTCCTTTTCTGTTCCAAGCAGAATCTTCAGGTATTGTCAGTTTTTCGTAAGTCTTCATTTTGTTTTTCTCTGTATTGCAAATATACGGAAAAAATCATTAAAAAGTTCACTAAAACACAAAAAAAAGTTTCAAGTACCCAATGCCAATCGGTTTGTGTCATAGATACGTGAGTACCAAACCACATAAAAGAACCATACTTATTCATTATTTCAACAAGTAGATATTTTAAAAATTTAATCATATATTTATAACTATATGGAAGAAAGAAACCTAAATGAACCAAATCCAAAACTTAAAGATAAAGATAGGATAATTGTGTGGTATGTTAAAGGAGAAGATATACCGACAGAATCTAAAGGTATTGTTGTTGGAATTAATAATCTACCCAGATATAGACCAACCGATTCAGGTATAGGTTATTGGGTTAAGATTTACGACGCTGAAGACAATAAATTCATATCCAAACTAACATTAATTCCTGAAGATGATATTTGGATGTATGACAAAGATTATTACGAAAATCAAAAATAATTTAATTTTCCTTAATTGATATTTTTTTATAATTTTTATATATTTCATTATACAAAAAATTATGACAGATAAAGAAATATTAAAATACGGTGAAATACAATATCTTAAAGGTAGATTGGATGAACTATTTAAATCAATTGACATCTTAATTGATGTTTATAGTAGTCGAGTGTTAGACCAAAGAATCGAAAAGTATTTACAAAAACTTAAAAATGTCGATGAGGTTTCATATCATTTATATCAAGTTGAATTAAAAACCAGACGCAAATCAAAAGAAAGATCCAAAAAAGAAATAAAAACATTATTGGAAGAAGTACGTGAGTCTGAGAACATATCCAATGAATTATTAGAAAAGATTAAAAAACAAATTGATAAATATTAAATGGAACTAATATCAACACACCCTATTAAAAAATCAGACTTAGGGTTTCACGGGAATCTATTTGGTGGAAAATTACTATCAATCTTGGATGGAGCAGCTGCTGGGTATTCTATGCAACTTTGTGATACCCCAAGAATGGTTACAGTATCAATTGATAAATGTAATTTTGAAAAGCCGGCAAGAGAAGGACAGTTATTAAAAATATACGGTTACCCAACCGCAGTCGGTAATAGTTCAGTAATGTTATACATGGAAGCAAGGGCACATAATGTTTATACAGGAAAACAAGTTTTGGTTTTAAAAACACACATTAAATTTGTTCATATTGACGAGGAAGGAAACCCAATTCCAATCGGAGAAAAAGGAAAAAAAAGAATTCAAGCATTAATTGATGCCAATCCAAAATAATTTATTATATTTGTATTATGAAAATGAGAATAACATTCATATCAGATACTCACACTAAACACGAAAAACTTAATGGTTTTTTACCTGGTGGTGATTTGTTATTACATGCTGGTGATTTAACTAGTAGAGGTTATATCCACGAAATAGAAAATTTTGCTAAGTGGTATGATAAAATAGATAACTATGACTATAAGGCTTTTATATGTGGTAATCACGACTTTGGGTTTCAAGACGACTACGAAAAAGTTAAAGGTTTATTAACTGGTTACAAAACCATAGATTATCTTCAAGATGATTGGATGGGTGCTGGTGAAGACATAGATAACATGGTTAAAATATGGGGTAGCCCATGGCAACCTGAATTTCATAATTGGGCATTCAATTTACCTCGTGGTGAAAAAATCATGGAGAAATGGAACCTAATACCAAAAGATGTTGACATACTTGTAACTCACGGACCTGCCTTTGGTAAATTGGATTATGTTCCGTATGATGGGAAAAATGTTGGTTGTGAAGATTTGTTATCTAAAATACAAGAAATCAAACCAAAAATTCACTTGTGTGGGCACATCCATAGTGGTTATGGTTATGTTTTTGATGGTGACACCCATTTTATAAACGCGGCAGTTTTAAATGAAAGATATGAATTCCAAAACAAACCATTGACTGTTGATTGGGATCCAAAAACAAATGAATTAGAATTTGTTGATAATGCAGGTTAATCGACCTGCATTATTTCTATTACGTCAACACCAAAACCTTTATTCTTTAATGTGATTTCTTGTTCGTTTGGATAAAGAATATTGTTCTTTATTGATTCGTAACTATCAATAAGTTGTTTTTGTGCTTTAACTTTTATTACATAACACTTATCGCCATAACTACTATCTCTTAAAGAAGTGTAATGACTATCTAATAAATCTTTCTTGTCCATTGCATAGTGTGAACCGGGATATTGAGTATCGATTTCATCTTTACTTCCGGCAAACACAACTCTATATAGTATTAATGTTTCGGGTAAGTTATCGTAAAAATCTGTAATGCTGTTTAATTCGTATAATGCATCATCATTATCAAAACCCATCTCATATAAATAACCAAGTAAATTGTCAGTATTATCTTCAGATAATCTAATATAACTTTCATCTAAGTTATCTTTTGATTTTTTTAATAAGTTTTTAATAAAAAATACAATTCCACCTAAAACAACACCACTCAATAATACTTGAACGTTGTCTATAGTAATACCTCTATCATTTATAATTGAATTTATAATTTTCATTACAGGATTTAATATAAATGCAAAACCTAGTATCTCGGTTAATGAATATGAAACACCCATAATTCCTTTAACGGTTGATCTTATAATATCCGTTGAATTTTTAATTAAATCTTTTACACCATCAAGCGCCTTTGTTAAATTGAATTCTTTTAATTTATTTAATAACGATTCTTTATTTGTGTCATTTATTAAAATTGCAATTGCCGTGATAATTAAAAGGGAAATTTCTATTGAACTAAATGAAAAACCAGATCCTGTAAGCAATCTTTCAACAGGACCCATAAACGCACCCATTCCTGTTCCGAAGGTAAATAATAAGCCTGTGTTTATTTTAAGGTCTTTTAATGTGTCCTTAAATAAGTTTTCATTTATTAAACTTTTATATTGTTCTTCTGTTATTACTATTTTCATATTATCAAATATATTTATCACTATATAATCTTAACTCTGGAAATCTTGAAATTAGTTCATTAATAAAGTCATCTTTATATTTTTTATAAAGGCCAACACCATCATCACCTAATCTTGTTAAAATTCTAAGAGCAATAGATGAGTTATTCACCTCACGAGAATTTTTATATTTTATAATCATTGGAAGATGCCAATCATATAATGTAATACTATCGTTTCTTTTTGTTAAATGCAGATCTGTAAAACAAGACATAAGTAAATCAACCGACTTTTCTTCACCAATGATATTAAATAGGTTTTCTAATCCACCAACCATTTCTGCGGTATCCAAATAACCATATTCTTCAATTGAATTAATTAAAGATTGTTTTAATGATTCTTCTTTTAATATTTTTCTAATTATATTTTTCATATTATAAACTAAAACTATCAATTTTGTTGTATAACCCAGTGTCCAAATAAACATCAACATCTTCTACATATAACTCAGGAAATCTTTTTACTAATTCTCTAATAAAATTTCTTCTAACGTCTTTTTTATACAATCCAGACACCGTATCATAATCTAAATATTGATTTATTCTACTAGTAATATAACCATGATATGCTATTAAAGACAATCCCCAAAACGATGATTTTTTTTCCAATATTGGAAGACCGTGATCCATTAAATACGTATCACCACCACGTTTTTGAACATATAAATTTTTAAAACAAGACATTAACATATCCATAATACTATCTTCACCAATAATATTGATAAGATTTTCAGGACCACCAACCATTTCTGCGGTGTCCAAATAACCATATTCTTCAATTGAATTAATTAAAGTTTGCTTTAATGACTCTTCTTTTAATATTTTTCTAATTAGTTGTTTCACGATAATAATATAAATAGTTTGATATTTTAAAACAAAAATTATAAATTTATATCATGGAAATAAATGAAAACCTAACAAAATTAATCTTTCAAGAGTTTGATGATTCAATTAGAGGAACCGACATCTATAATCATGATGGTACCATGTGGTTAATTTTCACAGAAGAAAGAAAGTGGGTTGTTGAATTTACAAAACAAAAAACTTTATGGTATAACTATAAACACTTTAACGATATATTAATTTTATTTGGTATGGAACTAAGTGAAGGTGACGATTATATCAAAAAGTGGTATGAAGATAAATTCATTTCTGAAGATATTATTGAAGACACTATTCAAAACGGAGTTAAAAACGTGCAAGAAATATATGAAAATAGTTTAAACAGTGTTTTATTTGAGATTAATTGTAAAAAGGCAATAAAAAAAGGGGTTAAGTATGTTTTTGAGGGAAAAATGCAAGCATATTTAGTAAATGATGTTATTG